GTCATAACCTCTACGGAATCCTGAAAAACCTAAGTTTAAAGCCATGTCCTTATCATTGTCAAATAAACCATAAGAAGTACCACCTGCTCCATAAGAGTTTTGTGATGCTAACATATCGTCAATATCAAATGAGAATTGTCTGTCTACAAAAATAACATTTTCTTCAATAGAACCTTGCTTATCAAGTCTCTGAATAATGTTATCAAATTGAGCTAAAGTTGTTGGGTTCCCCCCACCATATACATTACCTCTATTTCCTACTACGTAGAAAATTCCTTCTGAACCAGATAAGTTTACACCACTAAGTCCAGCACCTACACCTTGCAAATAATCTCCTGCACCAGAACCAGCATCAGCAGGAACTGCTTCAATCATAGCTGTTTCTAAATAATCTTCAAAACGAAGTCTTGTATCGTGTTCAGATTTTAAGTACCATAAATATCCAGATGCACCATTTTCAGATGTAACTTCAATCCATCCAATTTGAGCCATGTCAGAACCAGAAACAGAATACTTGTCTTTGATAATGATTGGTTTGTTTTGGAAAATAAAATCATCAGACTCATTAGATCCAACCATTCCGTTTACACCTTTTGCAAATTCAGAACCATAGATAAAAATATCACATGATACACCTGCCGCCATTGTTTGACCTGCACCTTCGTAGTAAGCGATTGTTACAACATTAGGAGCAGCTGCCGTTGGAGCTACAGTAATAATACCTTTGTTCTGTAATGTAGAACCAGCAGTATTATCTGAAACCATAACCGTTTGACCTGCTCTAAAAGCTGCTTGCGTATTATTTAACGCTGGGTTAAAGTTTGTTAGGTTATTTGGAATAGTCCAAACAGCCGCATCAGCACCTGCCGCACCAGCAGAAGTAACTGCTTGATATTTAGTGTGTAATCTTCCTTGTTCTGCCCATTTGATAAGGTCAGAATTAGAAGGCATTTCAGCGCCAACCATTCTTAAAAATGATGCTACTGATCTGTTTCCATAACGCTCAAATTCTTTTTCATAAGTATCTGGAAGATACTGATTTAAGAAATCAAAGTTGTTTATGTAATTTGTTGATAAAGGAGTTTGCTGCGCACTTGGCTGCAAGTCAAATCCTGGAGTTACATTTACTGCCATAATTTTAATTTTTTTTAATGTTTAACTTTTTTTAATACTTCTAATTTTGAGTCCTCGTCCGTTATCATTACTTGGATTTACAGGCCTTATAGATATTCCATTTTTGGATACCGTTTGTGATTGCTGTCTAACATCCATATTGATGTTTTTAGATTTCCTGTTAGAGTTATCTAAAGCTGAAGCAACCCCCTGGTCGTAAAAGTGTTTAGCAAATTTATCAGGATTCATAGCAACCGATAAGGCTTTATGGTATCCTGTCGCGTCATCAATTAAACCATCCTTGTCCATGAATTTGTTAATGAAATTATTAACATCAGATTGAACATTTTTAAGCTCGCTTGCATCGCCCGACTTAAAAGTAATATTTTTTTCACCAACTGAGAAATCAAAACCTTTGAATTCATTGTTAAAAACCGACTCGGTTTTGTCTAAGAAATAATCATACCTTTTAGAATTTTGCTCTGTAATACTTTTCGATTCCTCGATTGACTTTTTGTAAGCTATTAAATTTTCTTCTTGATCTCCAGATAATCCATTCCCACTTGACTCAAGAGGAATTTTGTATTTATCTTTTTGTTCATTTAAAAACGTCTTAGCTTTCGCAAGTTCTCTTTTTTTCGCTAATTTTACTTTTCTAACATCCTTTTCATCATCTAAATCTTCATCATATGAAAATTTATCTTCAATAATGTCTTGGATATCTTCCGAGTCTAAACCTTCTTCAGTCGCCTCGTAATAATTAGCAAGCACAGCATTGTCTTCCATGTTATCAATGTCTTTTTGTAATTCGTAAAAATCATTAATACCACGACCAGTTTCCTGCTTGTACTTTAAATACTTAGACACATCTTCTGGTAACTCAGTATTTGCCTCTTTTTCCGCAAATAATTCGTCAATAGAATTAATGTCTTTATCGTATCTTTTCTTTATATATGAAATAACATCATCATCATTAAAATCTGGCAATGCTGTTTCATCTTTTTTAATTTCATCTGTTTTACCCTCGTCAACTATTGTTTCTGTGGTAGATGAATTTTCTTTGTTCCTAAAATCAATACGTTCAATTCCGTCTGAAGAATCTTTATACTGCTCTTCATGTTCTTTTAATAAAGTTTCCTCTACCTGCGCTCTTGATTTCTCTTCGACATTTACGTCAACTGCTTTTACTATCATTTGATTTGATTTTTATAAAGTTAATATTTAATTTAATATTTTAAGCATATAAACTTTTACTTTTCTATGTGTTGCTATTAGCTAAATACTTTTATTTCTACAATAATTGAGTTATTTCCACCAAAACCAATTTCTGTTGCTATTAGCGCTCCAGAACCATTTACTCCATATGAATTTATAAATAACTGACCTGAATTTCTATATTCAGAAACTAATGTTATAAAGCTGTACTCACCGTTTCGTAAACCGCCAGGTAAAACAATCATTACATTATCTTCATCCGGAGGAGTTCCTGTAAATGTAAAGTAATATTGCCCAGTACCCATACGTGTATCTGTTCCGAGAACAAGTCCCGCATCATTAGAAATAAAAGTCAAATTTGGTTCTCCTGCACCTGACTGAGATACTTTTATAAACGATGAAGTATATGCAGATCCTCCACCTCCTACACTATCTGTAATGTCCTGCATTGTAAAGACTTCTCTGTCTGAGTTTGCTTGAGCCGATCCTTTATTCGTAGTGTCTACGTGTGCTGAAACTGTATGAAATTTTTGTCCTGCTGGTATAGTTGCCATTTTTATTATTTTTTACAAAGTTAATATTTATTTTATTATTTATCTAGGGTCAAATTCCGCAAGATCAAAACCATCAAGACTATCTTCATTAGACTCAAAGTTTATTGAAGGCAAATCTCTTTTTTTCTGCTCAATCATTTTTGAAGTCTGTGTTGACTGTTGATTAATTCTATTACTCTTAGCGTTTTCCCTATTGTCTTCTCTAGACTGAATACTTTCTTGTTCTACTCCTTTTAATGACATCTGCATTTCAAATTCAGTCTGCATTAACTGTTGTTTTAATTGAGCTTCCATCTGTAATTTCTGAATATCAAAAGCAACCTCTGCTTCTTTTACAGCAATCTTAGACTGTGTTTCTGCCTGATTTGTTTGCATAGCTAACTGAGCAGCAGCTTGTTGTGCTTGCATTTGCATTTGCGCTTGCATTTGCTGTTGCTGCATTTGCTGTTGTTGTTCAGCTTTTTGTTTAGCTTTTCTTTTTACTTTAAGTAATTGATTAGCCATTTTTAAATTAGCAATCTCCCTTATATCAATAGCATCTTCAAGATTAATATCTTGCTTTGAGAGAGCCATCTGTATGTTTTGCTCTAACATAGCCTTTTCCTCTTCATCCGGAGCCATCTCTATAAAAATACCAAAGTCATAAAGATATAAGTCTTTAATATCTTCGAGTATACCTAAATTGTATTTACCTATCTGCATTGCAAACTCATCTCTAAAATCTGCGTATTCTAAAATATCAGCAGTTCTAATAGATAAACATTCAGCTAGAGTTCTAGTAATATATAAACTTGCATTTAAAATATGCCTAGTAGCTACGTTAGAATTTAATGCCGCTAATTTCTGAACACCAACTAAAGAATTAGGGTCAGGACTTGATCCATCTCTAGCTTCATTTAAGCCTGTTACAGACCTAATCATATCCATGTAATGGTTATAGTTACCAATAAGCATTTGCATCTTACTAGCACCACTACTTGCAGTTAATTGAGTGATTGGAACCTTCGCGTTATTGTATTCACCGTCCTGAGTATAACTTCTTCCTATTACACTACCAGTTTGGAAATACAAACGTAGTGCGTCTTCTGGATTATAAGCTTGACCATTTCCTAAATCAACTTCATTTAATCCATCAGCATCAATAAACACACCATCTGGAACAACTCTTGAAACTACTTGTTGAATTTTTAAATGAGTCATCTGAATTAAATCAGCAAACGGAATCATTCTTTTAACCAAAGATTCTAAAGCCCCTTTATACATTTTAGGCGCACACGCTACGTAATTAGGGAAAGCGTATTGACTTGCTGATTTTGGTCTAACCATATTTTCTCCAAGTTTCCATTGAAGCATAATGTTAGTTCCCATAACCATAATCCCATCATACCAAACATCAATAGTTTTAGATACCTTTTCAAAACCTTGTTCTTCCATCATTTCTGGTGGAGGATTAAAACTTTCGTCTCTTTCGGACATTTTAAATGTTCCGTCAGGCATTGTTTTCTTTTTATAAACAAAAGTATGTGTTGTCTTATAGTTGAAATAAAGCAATGTTGCGGTATCCCTAGAAAACATGTTATTTTCGTAATGTTCTGCTGTATTGTAATAATCATACCAAGACTGACTATACTTAGAAATCTCTGACAAATCATCGTTTGTAAGAGTAGGGTCTATTTTAATAAGTTCAGTAATCGGTACTGTTTTAATTTCTCCCCAGTAAAAACAATCTTTTAAGTAAGGGTCTTCAGTATAACTGTAAACCGCATTGGCAGGATCAACATAATCAATTTTAACTCCGTCTCCAGGTAAAAACATATGCCTACCAATACCAATACCAAGCGTAGTAATGTCAAGGTCAATTCTTTTTCTAATGTCGTTATAATGATTTGCAGCAAACTGAGTATCAATAGCTTCTTCTTCGGCTATTTCAATTGCTGGCTTATATTTCATCTGCATGTAAAGCTCTAGTTCTTGATCATTTTCAGGAAGTTCTGCTTCATCTGACTGGAACACATCAATGCCAAAATCTGATTGTATTTGTTTTAACAAAGGCTTCGCAATCATATCGCCTTCAATAATCTCTTGAAATTGATTTCTTTTTTCAGCAGAAAGTGCATCCTGAGCAGTAGCTTTTACTTTAAACAATCTGTCATTCATTCCGTTGACAACAATGTCTACAAATTTTGGAATAATAGGAACTGGAGTCCAGTCTAAATTTAAATGACTTAAATCACCGTCAATTGCTAATTCATTTTTATATTTACCAATTGATTGCTCACCTCTTGCGTATAACCTTAAACGATTAAATTCACCTCTTTGATTATAAAACCTACAAGAACCGCTGTCTTGCCTGAACCATTCGTACTGTATTGATTGTCCAATTTGTAACCCATACTCCATAGAATCTTTAACAGAATCGGAAGCAAACTGGTCTGGGAACGCAGCTGAGTTAACTTGTATTTTTACGTCTTTCATTTATTTAAGTAATTGACTAACTGAGTTGGTGTTATTATATCTAGCAAAGTTAACGCTTATTTTCGATTTTTCTTTAGCCGGAGTATACAGGTGTTTTTGATTAGCCATAATTGCTAAACCAGAACTAATAGAAGCATCAAATTTAGTTCGATTATTTATATCAAACTTTGCCCAATCTTCTAACGTGTTCTGAAAATACATTATTCCCATATCATCACTATCCCTATAGTTACCAACTAAATCCAATCCTACGTGTTTTTCAATATATGACTCTATTGCAGAAGCGTGTGACTGCTTGACGTCTTCACTTGAATTGGGAATTCCTCCTAATTCTTTTTCTGTTTTAGATAACTTATTAAACGTTTTATCTGGACGATTTATACTGTATCCACGATAACCCCTATTTTTAAAATGATACAACAAACGAGGTTTGTTATTTTCACACAAAATAGGCATACCAAAAAA